GCGTATCTACGCACGCAATTGAGTACGCAATAGCACAATATGGCAACTTGCAAAATGCGCTTTCTTACACTTACCAGCAAGAAGGTCATGCTTTTTATGTATTGACGTTCCCATCTGACAATGCCACTTGGGTCTACGATGTATCTACTCAGGCTTGGCATGAACGTGCTGGATTTGAGAATGGCAATTTTGTTCGCCACCGTAGCAACTGCCAATGCAACTTTGGTGGAAACATCATTGTTGGCGACTTTGCCAACGGCAACATCTACACGTTTGATTTAGATGTATACGCTGACAACGGCGGAATTCAAAAGTGGCTTCGTTCATGGAGGGCATTGCCCACCGGACAGAACAACCTTAAACGTACATCACAGCACAGCCTGCAACTTGATTGCGAAACCGGCGTTGGCCTAAATAACGGTCAAGGTTCTGCGCCAGCAGCAATGCTTCGCTGGTCTGACGATGGCGGTCACACTTGGTCTAATGAACATTGGCGAGATATGGGTGCTATCGGACAATATGGCTACCGCACGATTTGGCGCAGACTTGGTATGACGCTAAAGATTCGTGACCGTGTTTATGAAATCTCTGGTACTGACCCAGTAAAAATTGCCATCATGGGCGCTGAATTGTTTGTTTCCCCAACTAGTGCGTAATGGCTACACAAAACGTCAACCAAATCACAGCGCCCCGTGTTGATCTCATTGATGAGAACACTGGAAAAATTCGCCGTGAGTGGTATATGTTTTTGTACAACCTGTACACCATTACAGGTGCTGGTTCTGGAATTACGCCGGTAATAAATGGTGGGACTGGACTAGGTACAATACCTACAAATGGTCAGTTGTTGATTGGCAATGGTGACGGGTATACCCTAAATACACTTTTTGCAGGAACTGGAATTTCTATTGCCAACGGTGTTGGTAGCATTTCCATATCAAGCACTGGAGTGCAATCTGTAACGGCTACCGCACCAATTGTGTCATCTGGTGGGGTAAACCCTAACATTAGCATTCCAGCAGCTAGTACCAGTGTAAACGGTTACTTAACATCAACAGATTGGAATACGTTTAACAACAAACAATCTATTGCTGCGCCAGTTACCAAGATTGCTGACTTTACGGTTGCTGCAACTGACCTTTGGCTAATTAACAATAAATCAGGTTCAACTTGTACTGTTATCTTGCCTCCAGCATCTGCTTGGATTGGTCGTCCATTGACGTTTAAAAATATGCAGGCTCAATTGTTGGTGTCTGCCTCAAGCAATGTTGTACCGTTAGATAGCACAACGGCAGGGACTGCAATCCTATTGAATGTGATAGGAAATTGGGCGACAATGGTATCAGACGGAACCAATTGGGTCATTATGCAAGCAGCATCTAACAATAATTTGTTATTGGAGTGACATGACTGATTTGCAAGTTGATATGCGGACTAAAGTGGAAGCGTTGCAAACTGAACTTTTAAAACTTCCGCAGTATGAACCTATTACAAAGCATACTTTTCATGGTGGAATGTATTGCAGAGAAGTTTTCCGTGAAGCTGGAATTTTAATTGTAGGCAAGGTTCATAAAAAAGAACATTTTTATCTTGTTGCTGGTGGAACTGTAGCCATTACAACGGACGATGGGGTGCAAGTCATAACTGGGCCACATTTGTTATGCAGCAAGCCTGGGACAAAACGTGCTGTTTATGCCGAAACGGATGCATTATGTATGACTTTTCACCGAGTAGAATCAAATAATGTAGAAGACGCTGAAGCTGAATTGGTAGAGCATGATCCTGAATCTATGTTTGGCATTGGCAATAAAGTCAAAATGAAGGAATTAACATGACATTCTTATTTGCAGCAGGTGGTGCAGCTTTAGGTGCTGCTGGAATTGGCGGTCTTAGTTTGGCAACGGGCGCAACTCTTGGCCTTGGACTTGGCTCTGCTCTTAATTCATCTAGGGCTTCTGGTCAAGCTGCTCAAACGCAAGCAGACGCAGCTAATCGTGCTGCTGATTTGCAAAAGTCACAATTTGAACAACAAATGGCTTTGCAGGAACCGTATAGACAAGCAGGTATTACGGGGCAAAACCGATTGATGGAATTGTTAGGACTTGGCGGGAATGCTGGTGCTGCAGGTTATGGGCAGTATGCCAAAGACTTTAGCATGGCCGACTATCAAGCCGACCCTGGATATGCTTTTCGATTGAGCGAAGGAATGAAACAACTTGGTCATACTGCCGCCCAGCGTGGTGGCGCTATTTCTGGTCAAACCATGAAAGGCATTCAAGACTATGCTCAAGGTTCTGCTTCAAATGAATATCAAAACGCCTATAACCGTTATCAGCAAAACAGGACTAATCAACTTCAACCTTTAGGTAATTTGATGGCCTCCGGTCAATCTGCTGCTTCAAATCAAGGTTCTGCCGCAGGAAATTATGGAACGAATGCTGGCAATGCTTACATGGCTGCTGGTCAAGCAATTGGCGCAGGTCAACTAGGCCAAGCAAATACGTTGGCTAATGTTCTTGGCTCTACTGCAAGCGCATATCAAAACCAAACAAACTTTAATGATTTTTTAAATCGGCGTCAGCTTGGTAACAACTATATGTATAGCGATCCTAGTCAAGTAGGTCCACCTATTTCAGCTATGAATGAATACCGATAAGGAAAATAAATTATGGCAGATTTAAATGCACTAATTGCACAAGGCTACCAGCCTCAAGCGCCAGTTGATCCTTTTGCTCAGTATGCAAGGATGCAACAATTGGATCAAGGTGAGCAAACCAATCAACTTAATCGCATGAAGATGCAAGAGTACCAGCGTGGCATGGAAGAAACTAATGCTTTGCGGCGTCTTGACCCAACATCAGCAACGTATTTGCAAGACGTAATGAAAATTAGTCCCGAAAAAGGATTTGCTTTTTCCAAGTCTCAAATGGAAGCTAAAAATGCAGCAACTGAAGGACAGATAAAAACTACTAAGTTGTTGACTGATAAATTAGCGTTGCTTCCAGAAGCGTACAAAATGGCAAATACGCCAGAGGCATATCTAGCGGTGCATGAATCAGTACACGCTGATCCAGTGCTTGGGCCTTACCTTCAAAGTTTAGGTGCAACAGCCGACAAAGGGCGTGCTGCTATACAAAATGCCGTTCAAACGGGCAAGTTTGATGAGTTGCGTATGGGGTCAATGCAAAGCGTTAGCCAATTGCTTGACAGTATGAAGCCTCAAGTTGTTGCACCTAGTGCAAGTGTTTACCAAGGTGGTAAATTTACTCAAGCGCCTGCTGCGCCTAAAGAAGCGGCACCCACAACTTTAGCAAAACTTAAAAAGGAACTGGCTGCATTGCCGCCAAATGATCCTGATCGCGCTGAATACGTTAATGCTATTCGTAAAGAGACGCAATTTGCACCACAAGCAAGCACAACAATCAATATGCCTCCGCAAGAAAAAGCAGAGCAAGGCGCTCGCGGAACTTTGCTTGTTGATCAATACAAAGATGTTTCTGCCGCAGCCAAACTTGCAGCCAAAACATTGCCAGCAATTGAAGGTAATTTAAACATTCTTAACAATGGATTTAAGACGGGTTTTGGAACTGAATCCATAGCTGCTGGTGCTAATGTGTTATCTGCACTAGGTGTCCCTAACGCTGAAAAGTTTGCCACTAACGCTCAAACATTCCTTGGCAGTGCTACGCAAGCCGTCTTGCAAAAGCAGCTTGAGCAAAAAGGCCCGCAAACTGAATCCGATGCTCAACGTATTTCACAAACGGGCGCTCAACTTGGCAACACTGTTCAAGCTAACCAATTTATGTTGTCAACAGCTAAAGCTCAACTTAAGCGTGACATGGAACAACGTAACTTTTACGATAGCTGGTGGAAACAGAACAAAACGTATGATGGTGCCGAATCGGCTTGGTATGCTGGCGAAGGTGGCAAATCGTTGTTTGATCGACCAGAACTTAAAGCGTACAAAGCACCAACAGCAGCATCTACAGCAGAAGCCGCAGCTAGGCCAAGTCTGGACAAAATCTTTGGTGGGAAGAAATAGTCATGGCAGACCAATTCCGCGATCAGATTAATACCGCCCGTCGTGCAGGTTATTCCGACGAGGAACTTGTAGGCTATTTGAAAGAAAAAGACCCGCGTGTTACGCAAGCATTAGATGCGGGATACAAACCTAATGAAATCTTGCAACATCTTGCTCCTAGCTTGTCAACTGGTGAGGAGTTTGCACGCAAAGCGGGTGTAGCAATACGCGGGGCTACTGAGGCGCTTGCTCCTGTTGCGGCTGGTGCAGGTGCAGGATTTTTAATGGGTGGGCCTGTGGGGGCTGGTGTAGGCGCGTTGGCCGGTGGATTGGCTGTGCCAACTAGTGATGTGCTAGTGCAAGGCTACAACCGATTGATGGATACAAATCGGACGACACCATCGCAAGCCATTTCAAGCATGATTCCAGGCCCACGCGCAGAAACACCAGTTGAGCGCGTGGTTCAGAGTAGTGCTAGTG